TGTTCTTCTGTACGAGGAAACTGTCTATAGAATTCATTTAAAGCATCTTGATCTTGCTTTAGACCTTCTGCTTCGTTTTCCCAGTTTTCGATAACACCGATGTCAATGTATTCTCCGAACGGTCCTTCAACCGCTTCTTCAGGGGTGTCAAATACGGGATTACCATACTTATCAATAAAGCCCTCGTAGTTCCATTCCATCGGTATAAACAAGCTGTACAAGCCAGATCTTGTTTGTCCATTTTTATTTCGTTCAGTGACGTCAGAGTCGTTGTACAACTTCTTGAAGTTATCACCTCCTTTATCCAGCGAGTTAGATGTTGATCCCATCATACACTTACCGATAATTCTAGATCCAAGTCTAAGACAGGTCTTTGTAACACGCCAGTTATTAAGTATGTTGTCAGGTCTTTCCCACTTACCGCTTTCGTCGTGAACGAGTAGTCTTAGCTTTTCACCATCGTAAGAGTTATCACCTGTGTTTTTCCAGTCAATAGTAGTATCAAGACCTTCCAGTATTTCTTCATCACTTTTCTTTATGTTTTTTCTAGTGAGTTTTGATGCTGGTACTCTATACGCAAGTTCAGACTTTGGTCTGTCCATACCATCTTGTATAGGCTTAAAAAAGAAAGGGTAGTTTACCGATATAGGTACAACCTTATCAGTAAACATCTTCTTTGCATCAGCACCAGATTTTGATAGTATACCAAATCTAGCGTCAGATGTTATAGTTGCTTGATTTACGGTTTCAGAGCTGGACATGAAACTAAAACCGCTACGTCTGTTTTTTAGATAGCACATGCCGTATGATCTGTGATCAGCTTTGCATGCCTCCCAAAATATAAAGAACAACCTGTTGGCTTCCCTAAAATCAGGCTTACCAACATCGATCTTTGTCCATTGTAGGTACATATAGTGTGTACCGGTTATATAAGTTGGCTTACCGTTGTTGTAAAACCAAAAGCCATTATCTCTTCTATTAAACTCCTCGTCTATATAGTCTTCCCAGACCTCCTTAAAATCATCCGGGTAGTCTTTCCAATCAAATACACTCTTTATATTTTTAAGCTCCTTAGGATAGTCGAACGGCGTCCATCTGTCCTCTTTAAACTTATGTGTTTTTGATTCTTTTGGTAAAGCTATACGTAGGTTTTGTATTTCGTATATCTCACCGATTTGACCAGTCTTACTGATAACAATAAAGTCAAACTCCTTGTTGTAGCCGTACTTCCATTTTTTAGCGCGATTATATCTCTTAACCGTGCTTTCTTTTATAGGCTGTACAACCTTGTATAGAGTTTGTTCATACATCATCTAGACCTTTTTTCAGCAAAGCCAGAAAAAGATTTCTTTTGTTCTTTCTCTATAGGCTTATTCTCTAGCATAGCCTCTTCTTCAGTAATCTTGTTTAAGATCTCTAAAGCGTCTAGAATAGCTAGTTTTTTTGTGGCTGCAGCGTTTTTCAACCTGTCCGCGGAAACATCATCTTCTGTTTTAGTGATAATAGGCTCTTCAGCAACTTTAATGAGTTCTTCAATAGCTTTACGACCAGCTCGGATTATATTCCTTTTTGTCTCCTTTATGTCCATAGTTTATGGTTATAGCTGCGGAGAGAACACGGTATAAACGTTCACCGTCTATAACAAACTCATATTCACTCCGGGGTGTGAACCCTACAACGTCACCTTGCTGCAGCCCTTGTGCTTGTAGATCATCACCCAACATTTTCAATACACCTATATTTGGTAGCTCTTTTTCCGTAGTCCACATGTCATCAGACTCCAATGGTTTTACGAAACAATAACCGTCCAGTGCTTTCCATTCGCTACCGCGCTTATATGCAAAGACCTGGTCTTCTTTACAGAAGTAAGTATCCTCTGCAAAAAAGCTACGGCTATTCTTTTCGTTACCTCTAACATCGTAAAACCTTCTAAAAACATTGTGATGAACTATTACATCATCACCAGGTTCAACACCGCCACAGTGTCTTAGCGGTGCACCTATAACAGTACCAACTCTATTTACATACCTGTGGTCTTGTAGATCAGTGTTAAGTATAAGCTCTTTTTCACCAAGCTTTTTCTTGTTACTGTTTCTAGTTCCCTTAGGTGTTACAACAAAGTCAAAAACAGATCTCATTAATATTCTAAATTATACTCAACCGCGATACCCATGTTTTTATTGAAATCTTTCCAAGGTATCACACTCTCGTCTTTAGTTATATAGATACTAAATCTATCTTCTTCTTCAACGATACTAGTTATTGTATGCCCTCCGTAGACCTCTTGGCCCACGGAGTAATGCATAGCTTCGTTTTTATAATCTCTTCCGATGCTGATCTTTCTAATCAGCTTGTCCATTATTCAGCAGCCTCGGCGTTTTCCTGGTACTCGCCAGTGTTAAGATCGATAGTTACCTCACCGTATTTTTCCTCAAGCTCCTGTTGAACAACTTTTACCTCAGCCTCAAATTTCATAATGTTAGAAATCATTTGAGACTTTTGGTATTCCATTTCACCAAGACTTTGTTTAGCTCTAGCTAGAGTGTTAACAGCTACTTGGATTTTTTCTAATTCCTCTTTCGAGAGTTTTTTGACTTTTGTTGCCATAATTAAAATATTTTAGCGAATTATACTAACACAAATATAATGCAATAGTATTTATTAATACAAATTATCTACAATAGTACTACAGATTGACCGTTAGCTGATGCAAAACTGTAATTACCGCTGTCATCTACATTCCCAACACTTGGTACTGCATCTGAACTATCTCCAAATATAAGGTCACCAGTTACCCCAGCATTAGATGCTGATATAGGATCTCCAGAATTATACATAAGTGTAATGTCACCAGCTTTGATAACCTTATCCCACATATGCATATACATATAGTCCGCAATACGACTACCAGCAGTGTTATGGTCATTACCACAAAAAGTTATCTCATTCAAACTCATGTTAGATCTTGAACCACTATTTGCGTTAGTTACACTTGTTAGCGCACGATCATTCCAATACAATTTAAAAGCTGTAGAAGGTGTTGATTGTGCAGCATCGTACGTAAGCACTAGGTGTATAAATCCATCGGTATTTGTATCCCCTCTGTTTGATCCAGTCCAATAGTCATTACTATTTGCTCCAGTTGAGGTTACACTATTGTTTCCGTGAAGAGTCCAGTTTGCATTAAAATTGGTTGAGCTACTTCTATACATTGCGTTAAAGAAGTTGCCTCCGTAATCGTATTGCAAGAAAAATCTGTTTGCCGTTGATGTAGTTCCAGAAGGAGTTAAATCAAATATAATTAAGTTTAAATCTGATGCTGCCCATTGAGGTCTTATCCATAAAGAAGCAGTAAAGCTCTCTGTGTTTGACTGCAATGGATAATCGGATGCATTATCCCATTTAATATCATTACTTAAATCCCAATAATATTTAGCATTGCTGTATCCATAGAATTCACTCATAGCATGAGGAGCTGATTTACCAGCTGCAACAGACAGAGTGTTTAGAGAACCACTGGAGTTTCCTAACTCTGTTTTTATATCGTTTATGCTAATTTGTCCGCTACTTTGTAGAGCCATCTAATCTTGCTTCTAATTGTTCAACTCGTGCAGTCAACTCTTTATTGCTTTCAATAAGTAGTGCGACTAACTTTTCGTAATCAACAGTCTTGTATGTTTCATCACCAACGAAAGGTAGTTTCTTCTCGTGTACAACTTCAGGTACAACCTCTTCTACCTCTTGAGCAATCACACCAATCTCACGCTGTCCTTTACGACTTCCTTCATTCCAGGTATACGATACACCACGGAGCTGATTAACTTTCTCGGTAGCGTTCTCAATTGTCTGTACATCGTCTTTAAGGCGTGCATCAGATACAGTTGTAGAGAAAGCAATCACATCACCATCAACGTGTAAATCACCATCATCCTCTAGGCGCATTTCTTCAGCACCTGCTGTGTACCAACGAATACCAATGTCAGCATCATAGAACGTGTAGTCGTGCGTGTTACCTGTATAGATATCTGTAGTAGAGCTGTTACGTCTACGGTCATTTTCTAAACGGAATGCTGTTCCGCTTAATGTCATACCGTAATTACCATCAGCAGTGTAGGTAGTATTGGTGTCTGGAGTAACTACAACGTATGGATCAGCTTGTGTTCCAGTACCACTAATGTTTGAGCCATCAAATCTTACGTAGTTAGCGGTTCTAACGTTACTTGCTGAACCACCCCCATCTACTAACTTCCAATCAACATAGTTGTCAAGGGTAGGTTTACCGGTAATACTTGTCCAGGCTAAACTTGTGGTATAGCTTGGTGCAGCCCAAACCGCTGTACCGCTTGATGAATACTTAAGGAACTGACCAGCAGCACCACCACTAGGTATGTGTTTATTACCAGCAGTTGTTGGGTGTACATAATTGTTTGCAGTTGTTGAGATAACCCCAGTAGAACTGTTATAGCTAATTAATCCAGTACCACTAATTTTGCTTCTAACTTGAGCATCGGTTAACTGCGTGTTTGTATCGGTTGCTGATATAGTACCGTTAGCTGCAATTTGTATGTTAGTCCCAGCTGTTAACGCTGCAACTACATTTGCTGTATCGGTTACGTCTGCATTATCTTCTACGCCTGATGCTGTTGAATATCCAGCTGATGCATGATTACCCCAACTATAGGCAGTGTTCCAATTTGAGTCGTTGTACCCAGTTGCTGATATCGTTCCAGAGATACTTGCGTTTCCAGCAAGTGTTAGATTACCACTTGTGGTAAGCGACATTGCACCGCTTGATTTACTTTGACCAGAGTAACCCCACCAAAAACCTCTGTCTGAATCGTTATTCATACAGAATGTCATAGCGTAGTCATTAAGACCACCGTATGTAACACCACTTGTCATACCTATACCATAGGTAGAACCAGACCATACAGAAAATTTAACATCTGCATTAGCACCAGCAGTGATTACTTGATTACCGCTTACGGTTAAATCACCCCCTATAGTTCTGTTTCCACTCAATGTAGTTGGAACAGATGTAATATAACCAGCACCATTAGTAAGCTGGTTGTTGTTTGTTGGAATAGTAGGCTTGTTAAGGATAAGAGCATCGCCACTCGTTGCATTCCAATCAGACTGTACGTTTACTTCTGCTCCAGAAGCAATACCGTCAAGTTTAGTTTTAAGTGTACTGGTAAAGTTCTTTTGGGTCAATCCACCATCGCCTACGCTATAGGTTGTGTTA